ATGTTGGCTGGACTGTGGACACGTCGATTGCAAGCGTGGGCATGCAGCCTATGCCGTATGCCAAGCAGCTGTATGCTGGCGGGGTGTTGTCTCCTGTCACGGTGAAGATCACATGAATTACGCACAACTCAAAGTCGCCATTCAGGACTACGTCCAGAACACGTTCACGGAAACTGAGCTGTCCACGTTTATTCAGCAGGCGGAGCAACGCATCTACAACACGGTGCAGCTGGCCAACTTGCGCAAAAACGTCACGGGCTCACTGTCCACTGCCAACAAGTATCTGTCCGCCCCTGGGGACTATTTGTCTACCTATTCTCTGGCGATCTATTCGTATGCAACGCCCACTATCACAGGGACTTCAGGGTCGTATGACATCACGGTATCTTCTTCTACAAATGTCGTAGTTGGTCAGGCTGTGTATGGCACGGGCGTAGGCACCGGTGCGGTGGTGACGGCAATCAATGGTTTGGTTGTTACAGTGGACGTGGCCAACAGTGGGGCGGTATCGGGCACCGGTACGTTTCAAGGGGACTACGTTTACTTGAAAAATGTGGATGTCAACTACATTCGGCAGGTGTATCCAAACCCCAAGCAAACGGCTCAGCCAAAATACTATGCAATTTTTGGCCCGACCTACAACCAGGAAACGGAATTGTCCTTCATTGTGGGCCCCACTCCTGATCGGGTTTATCAGGCAGAACTGCATTACTACTACTACCCGGTGTCGATGACTGATACGGTCAACAACCCGACTGGGACGACGTGGCTGGGGGATAACTTTGACTCCGTGCTGCTTTATGGTTCCCTGATGGAGGCGTATACCTTCATGAAGGGCGAGCAGGATCTTCTGCAGCTGTATGACACCAAGTACAAGGAAGCGCTGATGCTCCTGAAGAACCTGGGCGATGGCAAACAGCGTGGCGATGCCTACCTGGATGGGCAAGTTAAGGTCAAGGTGCAGTAATGATTACCGCAGGGCTCGTCACCAGCTTCAAAAAAGAGGTCCTCTTGGGGACCCACGATTTGTTGAACGACGTGATCAAGATTGCGTTGTACACCTCTTCCGCCGAGCTGGGCCCAGAAACCACGGTTTACACGCCGGTGGGGGAGGTTTCCAGTTCGGGGACCAACTACACCACTGGGGGCCAAGTGCTGCTCCTGCCCCAGGTAGGGGGCGGAAATGGCACGGGCTATGCCACCTTTAGTGACCCAATTTGGTATGCCACCACCTTTTCAGTTAGGGGTGCTCTCATTTACAATTACACGAAGGGCAATAAGGCCATTGGTGTGATGAATTTTGGTTTGGATCAGGTGACTCTGACTCAGGAATTCAAAATTCAATTCCCTGCATACACCCCAGAATCAGCGTTGATCCGCATCACCTAAGGAGTAATCATGTCCATCGAGAAAGCAATTTCTACCGATACCGTCAGCGGTTCTTTGATCCGTAGCGGACAGCCCGAAGACCAGTTGATGGCTCTGGGTAAATTCACCATGGAGTGCTACGACTCCGAGGGCAAGCTGAAATGGTCTGCCGAGAATCACAACCTCGTGGTTAACGTCGGTCTGCAATACATGTGCGGCACGGCCCTGACCTCGGTTGCCCAGATCACAACTTGGTACATTGGCCTGTACGGTGCGGGGTCTACTAATAACCCAGCCGCCAGCGACACCATGTCCTCTCACGCTGGCTGGACGGAAGTGGTGCCTTACAGCAACGCAACTCGTCCTACATGTACTTTTGCAACCGCAACGACGGCCAACCCCTCTGTGGCTACGAACTCCGCCTCGGTTGCGGTGTTCAACATCAACGCTACGGCTACCGTTGGCGGCGCATTCCTGACCAGCAACAACACCAAGTCTGGCACGACGGGTACGTTGTTCTCTGCCGCTGACTTCTCGGGTGGCGACCGCTCGGTTGCCTCTGGTGACACCCTGAACGTAACCTACACCCTGAGCTTGGCTGGTTAATAGAGGCGGCAATGATCAAGATTGATTTCGAGTTTGAGACCCAGTATGGAAGATTCGCGGATGCACTGCATCTACCGGACGACCACAACTTGTCCGGCGCAGAAATCGCTGCTATGAAACAGCAACGCTTGGACAACTGGATCGCCGTTATTACCGCACCGCCCCCCGACGAACCTCCAGCACCGGAGGTGTAAATGGCGAACAGATACTGGGTTGGTGGGGCAGGTACTTGGAACACCACCTCAACGACTAACTGGTCTGCCTCATCAGGCGGGGCTAGTGGTGCGTCTGTTCCCACCGCCGCAGATTCAGTATTCTTTGACCAAGCTGGAACCTATACCGTCACCATGACGGGGGCGTTGACCTGTCTGGATATTACTGTTTCAGCCGGTACAGTTACGTTTGCTCTTGGCACAACACATACGCTTGCAGTAAGCGGTTCAATGTCCCTAATTGCCGGGACTGTATGGAGTTTAACGGGAACTATTACTTTTAACGCCACAACCACCGGGAAAACAGTTACTACTAACGGAATTACGATAGGCGGAGATATAACATTTGATGGTGTTGGCGGTGGTTGGACGCTTGGATCCACCCTTGCAATGGGTAACAGAACGCTTTCTGTACTTAATGGGTCATTCAGTACAAACAACTTTAACCTTAGTTGCGGATCGTTTTCATCAAACGTTACCACAACTAGAACAATAAACCTTGGGTCTAGTGCTGTAACTATTACTATCAGCATACTATTTAACCCAACCGGATTAACTTTTAATGCCGGTACATCTTCTATTACAACGACCATAGGTTTTAATACGTTTAGCGGATCCGGTCTTACTTATTATAATTTTACTTATGCTTCAGTAAGCGGGGCCACTATTCCTGCGGCAACATTCAATAATTTCAGTATTACAGCAAGCGGAAGTACGGGCTTATTTAATATTCCTTTTGGCGGAGATGTATCGATAAATGGTCAATTAAGCCTAACAGGATCATCGGCTACAGCGCGTGGTTTTTTTAGGTCTAGCGTACTTGGAACAACAAGAACAATTACTTGTGCTTCAGTTTCCGCTTTAGCTGATATTGATTTTAGAGACATAACCATTGCAGGCACTGCTTCTCCCATATCAGGAACTCGTTTTGGTGATTGCAAAGGAAATAGCGGCATTACTTTTCCTGCCGCCAAAACAGTTTATTGGAACCTTGCAGGCGCTCAAAACTGGTCGGCAATAGGTTGGGCTACATCTTCCGGTGGTTCACCAGCGATAGCCAATTTCCCGCTTGCTCAAGATACTGCTGTTTTTGACAATACAGGAAGTGTTACCGGAACAATTACTGTTAACGCCGCATGGAACATTGGCACGATTGATATGTCTGCCCGTACCAGTGCTATGACATTGGCTACGAGTACAAATGCACCTTTTATATACGGAAATTGGATTAACGGCAGTGGAACAACGCTGACTGGCACAGGCGCATTAACTTTTGCAGGCCGTGGAAGTCAAACAATCACCAGCGCAGGTAAATCGTTTACACAGCCTATCACAATCAATAGCCCTGGCGGTACTGTAACTCCGCAAGATGCGTTTACAACTGGAGCAGTAGCAACTACGCTCACAGCTGGAACTTTAAGCCTTGGCACATTTACTTGGACGACGGGTTCATTTACTTGTGGCGGTGGAACGCTTGCGTTTGGCACTGGTAATATTACGTTGACGGGAGGCGGTACTACTCAATTTACAGGATCAACCAGCACAACCGTTACTGGTACTCCTAATGTTTATTTAACATATTCTGGTGCTACAGGTACATCTCTTTCTCCTGCCGCCGTTACAGAAGCAAACTCAATCAATTTTATTATTACTGCTGGCACTTATGCTTTAAGCATTAGTGGATCACAAAACATAAGAAACCTTGATTTTTCCAACGGCGGCACATCAACATACACAGGAGCTTTTGCGGGTGGTACGGCCTCCTTTACTTGTTATGGTAACCTGACTCTTAAATCAGGCATGACTGTTACAGGTACGGGGCGCATTACTTTTGCAGCCACAAGTGGAACCAAGACAATCACAAGCGCAGGTCTGACTCTTACGCAAACAATGACATTTAACGGCGTGGGAGGTACATGGCAACTTCAGGATGCGTTAACTTTAAGCTCTTCATCCCTTAACGTAATTACATTAACCAACGGAACATTAAACCTAAACGGTTATACGCTTACTTCTTCTTCAACTACTACAACTGTTGCGTTTACTACAGACGTTGGAACAAAGAATTTAACATTTAATGGAGGCACGCTTGCGATTGCAACGTCTAGTGCTACGGCATTCAACAATGCTCAGCCTAGTGGATTTACTACTACCGCCGGTACAGGAACAGGGACAATTAGCTTTACAAGCGCTTCTGCAAAAACAATTGTTGGCGGCAGCTCTACATATAACTGCGTCTTGAATCAAGGTGGTGCAGGGGCTCTAACAATTTCTGGCGCAAACACTTTCTTAAACATAACGAATACATATAGCGCAACTGGAGCAACATCAATTCTTTTAAGCAGCAATCAAACTGTAGCTACATTTACTGCATCTGGTGCCGCTGCAAAATTATTGACGTTAAATACTACAAGTGCTGGAGTTCAAACTACTATTGCTTTATCAGGCGGCGGTACAGTATCTACTGACTACCTAAGCGTTAGAGACATTGTATTTACACCAGGCCCTGCTACTGACGGAACAACTCCTTATGTATGGTATCTAGGAGCAAACTCCACCAACAGCGGTAACAATACTGGCGGTTTGTTCCAGGCTGGCGGCACAGGTGCGCTCAAGGTCTATCAGATCACCAACACAGCCACTACATCCTGGACTGTTCCCAGTGATTGGAACTCTAGTAGCAATAC